AGGGAGGGGCGGGCCCCGCCGTCGAGTAACTGTTCTTTGAAGTCTGTAATACTAGGAAATGCCATGTCTGTCTCCTACTCCTTATTTAGCGTATCTTATGAGAGGTTCGTAATGACTTCGTTGAACGCTACGTCCGACCGCACGGCCACAAAGTTCAACTGAATAAAGTTGACGCTTCGTATCGGTTTGATGTAGATGTCTGCACGGAACTCGTTGCGATCGATGGCATCTTGTGGGTTATTGGTCTGGTCACACACTACATAAAAGTCAGAGATACCCCGACGACCCTTCACTGAGCGGAGGAACGGTTCCACTAAGTTGATGAATGTGTTGCGTGTGTATTCGTCGTTCTGTTCGAACAACTGGAACTTCGCGGAACGGTCAATCGTCTTCTCCAAGACGATGAACAAGCGGCGCACGTTGATGCGGTCGAACGCACTTGGCTTCGATTGCAACGTTTTGTCCCCGAAGAGCACCGTACCTTCACCGGGGAAGGATACGACAGGGTTGACACCCTTGAGATACAGACTGTCGCGATCCGTTTGCTTCGGATTCCACGCTAACTTCACCGTATTGCCGATCTTCAACTGACCACGAGTGAAGCCCGCCGGCGAGAACCACGACTCCGCGACCTGATCGGTGCGTGCCGCCAGACCCGCGATGTCGCCGTTCAGTGGCACATAGCGGTAGACTTGGTTGTATCTGTCGTATTGATACTTCCACCCCGAATCCAACACGGCATAACTGGTAGAAGTCAGCGACTCGCGGAACGCGATAATGTCATCCACCTCCGACCCAACGTTATCGACCACATTTGCGCGCAACGGTGAAATAAACGCCATCGTATACCTACGCGGTTCAACCACGTCGGAGATGATATACGACGCGACTGCCGCACTGGCTTCTCCCGCCATGATAAAGGAGAGTTCCACCTGCTCATCGCGGAACATGTCATATGCGTCTTCTTTTTGCGCATCCGTCAAGGTTTCACCCGCAACACCACCCGAGAGTGATGCCACGACCGTTCCCACCGGCACGTCAAAGTTCTGACTCGCGGCGTTGCTACCCCAATCCGCACCGTCAGCCGGATGCTCCAAGAACCACACCCACGGTGACCGAGCGTTCATTACATCTGCGTAGTAGTTCAGCGCACCGTTTTCTGCCCTTCCATCGGCCGCTTTACTTAACCCTTCGTAGCGTTCCAACACCGTGTTTGCCGTCCCCGAAATGACTGCGTTTTGGTCAACAACCACAATATGCAGTTCGTCGTTGGCACCGCCACGATCCGACACATACGTTGACGTGCCGGGTGCCGCAGTGAAGAAGCCCGCGTACTTCCACTCGCGGGTAAACGCTGCACCGTTGGCTGCGGCCGAGCTGAACGCACTGTTAACCGTGACTTGCGTTGCGTTGGTCCGGACAGTGACACGACGCTTCTGTGATCCGACAATCAAAGTGTCACCCACTGCTACACTGTTCACGTTCGCACTGAACGTCACTGTGGTGCTATTGAACGACGCATTGATAGAACCTTGCGCGGGGGACAGACGGAATGCAGTGGCGCTGGCACACACTTCAATACGAAGTGAATTACCGAGCACACCCGCATACTTGGCCGCCCACACACCCTCACCGGGGGTGGTGCCCGCAATACTGTTATCGTAGTGATCTTCGTTCTTAATCAGTAACCCAGCACCGTTGTCGGTTGCGTTTTTTGCTGACGTATTCGCATTACGCACCACACGCAGCGTGTTGCTATAAGATAAGAAGTTCGCACCGGTGAAGAAGGAACTGGCCGTATCGTTGTTCGGCTTTCCAAAATTCTCAACCAATTCGGTTTCCGACGAAACCGTCACGACTTGGAGAATCGGACCCCATGTAAAGGATCCTGCAATGGCCCCTTCCGTCAGCGCGACTTGCGTCAGCGCATCTGACCGATCAATTTCGTTAATTACTACGCCTGGACTGACTTGCGTTGCCATAGGTTACTCCTCGGTAAAATCGTAAAATGCTAGGCACGATGATGTGCCAAAGTTATCGAATAATATTTAGTAAACTCAATTCGTTCAGCGTCAGAGCCAGTTCTCGTCATCATCCTCGTGCGTGTTTCCGAATATTCCCAATGGCATCGGAACGGTATCGTCGACCACAATCGGAACGGGATTGTTTTTACTTTCCGCGACTAATTGTGTATAGGTATCCAATGCGCGGGTATTCGTGATTTCCGCAAAATTTGGTTGTAGGGTGACCCACCCCAGCATTACCAACGGCATCACCAGATCGTCGTGGTGCCCCGTTTCCGCCATATATAACGAACCTTTTTGCACAAATACTGATAATTGTTGAATGATGCGATAGTCATTCAACACAAGATGTTGATTTTCCACTAAGGTTTTTAACACCGCACAGCCGCTGCGTTTGACTCCTGCCGTCATTCGTAGCCCCAGATGACGGTTTATTTTGGCGTTAAACGTCAGCCGCTGTCCTAGTCGCTTTTCCGTCACCGCCGTCATCAGCCGCTCGTATTCGTGATCCCGAGACAAAATAAATGCGACGTCACGACCAATATCCATCACTTCCACCATCACCCACGGCATATAATAGCGTTTCGCATATTGCATAATCACCTGCGGAAACTCCATCGTCGAAATTCGATTGTTGGCATAAGTTGCGACAATACGATACGGCATTTCGGACACATCAACAATCACAAAAGTTGAGTAGTCCAACTCCTGCCCTGACGCGGTGTCCACTAACATTACATACGCACGGGAGTTATCGGGAGGAAGAAACTCTGCATACCCCGTATCATTCGTTTCTATAGGCTGGGTGTGGGTAAGGGTCTGGAGCACCTGCGACCGAATCAAAGTGTAGGAGGTGGACAGGAACGACAAGTCCATTTCTTGGGCGAATTTTTCAGGACCCCCGATGTTGCGGATGGTTTCTTGCTTCCACGCCTCGTCGCGGCCTGGCACATCACTCCAATGGGCGACCGTCGGCACAAAGTCATTGTCGCCTGACTGTGCCTCTACCCAAAACTTGTGAAACAAGTTCATACCGTTTGGGGTAGATACCATGATGAGTTTAGTAGATTTACCAGAAGTAATCGTCGGAAAGGTCGATGCATAAAACTCATTGGCGATATTTTCTGGCACGAAGGCAAATTCGTCACACAGCAGTGCGTTATACGACCCACCACGCACCGCACTCGACGATGTGGCGGCGGCGAACACCGACGACCCGTTGGATAGTACGACTTCCATCTTTGCCCATGTCACAACTCCCTGCTGAAGAAATCGTGGCAAGTTTTCATAGGCGAGTTTGAGACGGGATAACAAATCCACAGCCGTGCGCTGTTTATTGGCCGAAATACAACATCGCACATTGGTGTTAAATAACACATACCACAAAAAGAACGCTATCACCGTCGTAGATTTTCCGACCTGACGCGACGCCATCGTGATACTAAATCGATGGTCATGGTAACTTTTGATCATGTTTTCTTGAAACGGGTACAATTCAAAATTGGTAAGTCCCGTATCCAACGAAATAATTTTGACGTAATTTTTGATAAAATATATCGGATCTTTAGAACAGCGAACAAACTCTCGAAGTTCTTCCAGTGTGTATTGATACTGTGCATCGGCGGAAGGTAAACTATTGTCTCGTAACGACAGATTATTATCCATTATTATACCGTGTTTGCCTGTCTTTATTGGTTACTTCCGCGACGGATCTATTAACCGAAGCAATTCGTCTGCGCCACCGTGAAACACAATGCCCTTATCCACATTGACAGTAGAAACCGACGCCGTGGCCTTGGTCGCTCGAATCTCCGCCGCAGTTTTATGCAAACTCTGAAGTTCGCGATGTGCTTCCAATGTGGCGCGCACCAAATCCCCCACAGCCTCGAACGCGCGGGGGGTATCTGTTTGATTCGCAACATCCACCGCACGATGTAGGGTGTTCTGAGATTCCGAGGCCACCGATTTTAACGCACCGCGCGAAAACTCAAAATCTTCGCGGGCGAGTCGTTCTTCCTCACTCCCATCGGGAGGCAATGTCGTGGAGGATACTACCGGCAACACCTCGACCGTTGGAACAAGGTCGGTTGGGGCGGGCACCTCTCCCGTCGTCGGAACCACATCAAAAATAGTGTTTAACGCCTCTTTTGTCAAATCATTCATAATCGCACTTCACAGATACTTACTACTTATAGCCCCGGCGGCACATCCACGTCGTCATCAATGCCTAAACTAATATACGCTTGTTTACCATCGACGTATTCGGTGATCGTTGTCGTGCTATTTACGGGCTTCTGCGGTAGCGCATCGATCGGATCCGGCACAATCTCAATGCGGGCTTGGCGCGCAAATGTCCGCAAGTCCACGATGCTATCTTCATCAATCACACGGCCGCGGCTATCTTCCAACAAAATACGATGCAACGCATCGGTGACCAAATAGTTTGGGCCCTCCATAATAGCCGCACTCGGAATGTTGTATAGATCTACCATGATATGACGAATAATCGACGGAGGGACGGCCGATACTGGGCCATAAAAATTTGCAGATACGTTAAAGGTCCATGTTAGTACAATTTCTCGGGTGTTGGGGAAACTGGCGGTTTCGTACGTATCCGACCATTGTGGCGATCCGCCCTCCATTACGATGCGCATACGATCCAAAATGCCTAGCGACGGAATCACTCGCAGGAGCATCGAATAGTCGGGAGTAAAAAACGGCAGTATCTGTTCGGTGATCTGATTGGCGTCTTCAATACTTCGAGTAATCGCATAAACATTGAATGTCAGAATATACGGAGTTGACGCAAAGTATCGACGCACCGTATTCAACGCTGCGTCGCGACTAACGCGGGTGCGCGCATTGAGACTATTCAATTTTCGCAACGGATCATACCGCATACCCGTCATTTCAAACGCCAATCGGGGTAG